CTTCGTTTATTGTTTGGTTTAGCATTGGTTGCCACTGCATTTAGCGTGCAGGCTGAGGATTACAGCGAGAAGCAGCACGATAAGCTGCTACGGGAATGCAATCGGAACAATCTGGAGAGTTGCGTCACTGCGGCCATTTGGATGCGCGATTATCTTGAAGCGCCTGCTCATGCGTATCCGTTTCTGAAAAAAGCCTGTGATGGCGGCAATATGCGCGGCTGCAATGTTTTGGGTAATCTGTATCTCAATCCGTCCGGCGGTTTGGGCATGGATTATGCCGCAGCGGTCAAGCTCTACGAACGGGCCTGTAAAGGCGGTTATGAAAATGCCTGTACCAATCTTGAAGAAACTAAAGCAGAGATGGCGCAAGGCAATACACCAGACCGCGACAGTCGTTTAAATCAATTAAGCCAATCTTGTGCTTTAGAAAACGAATCCGCTTGCCAGGCATTAATGCTGGAAATGCAACGTTGAGCGTCACGCTGAGGCCGTCTGAAACATTGTTTTTTTNNTTTTTTTTCAGACGGCCTTTAATCATATTTTCTGATTTTGAGATCCAAGCGGGAGTATGTCGTATGGACATGATGTTGTTTACCAATATTGTATTGATTGTTTTATGTATTTTTACCATGTTGCTGGTGTGGTCGCGCAACTGGAAACGCAAGCAGGCGTATTTTGAGAAAATCAAAAGCAATCCGGAAAACCTCAAATGGGTTGGGCAAAATCTGACCGGTCAGGAATGGAAGGATTTGAAAGTCGTAAGCGACCGTTTTGGTCTGCCCATGTTGCAGGCCAAGCAATTAATTGATTTTTATAAAAAAAGTCAGCTCTAATTGATGATTTAACGATAGAACTTGACTGAAGTTAAGGCCGTCTGAAATAGCACTCTTATAATAATATAAGTGATATTTCAGACGGCCTTGCTGTTGATTCAAATAAAGGGAGGAGAACAAAAATGACCGTTTACTTAATCGGCGACTCCGTTCGGCTTGCTTCGGAGCCTTACACGCGCGCCGCTTTGCCTGAGGTGGATATTGTTTCTCCATCGGAAAACTGCCGTTCGTCGCATGATGTGTTAGAGCATATCAGGCAATGGACAGAGGGCGCGACTGTGGGAGACATTATCCACATCAATTGCGGTTTGCACGACATCCGCCATAATCAAGGCTGTAATGAGCCGGTGGCCGATATAAAAACCTATCGCAGCAACCTGATTCAAATTTTCGATTATCTGAAACAGACAGGGGCAAAAATTATTTGGGCGAGCAGTACGCCGTTTTTGGAAAGCGTACACAATATCGTCAAACCCTCGCGCCGCTATCTGGCCGACTTGAAGGCCTATAACCGTGTGGCGGAGGATTTGGCAAGGCAATATGGTTTTACCGTCAATGATTTATACAGTCTGATGTTTGAGCAGGATTTGACCGATGTGATGCTGTGCGATGGACTTCATTTCAATGAGTTCGGCAGCAAGATGATAGGCGAGGCAGTAGCCGAAGCGATATTGAAACAGTTGTGCTAACTTGACGTAATCCATTTTTATTATGTTTTTAATATTGAGACAGACTTTAAGTTGCAACCCAATATCTATTGGGGTATAGTGATTACTCTTATCAACATGAAACTAAGAAGGAATAAATGATGACTGGCAAATTAGATCAAATCAGCGGTGAAGTAAAAGAGAAAGCCGGCGAAGTTCTTGACGATTCCAAACTCAAAGCTGAAGGCGTAGTTCAACAAGGCGTCGGTAAGACAAAAGAAGTTGCTGCGGATGCTAAAGAAAAAGCAGAAAACTTTGCAGGTGAAGCTAAAGAAAAAGCAGCTCATTTAGCCGGTGAAGCCAAAGAGAAAGTAGCACACTTGGCTGAAGAAGCCAAAGAAAAAGCTGAAGGCTTGATTAATGATATTAAAAGCAAATTTTAATATTTAAAGAATAAAAGGCCGTCTGAAAGATTTTTCAGACGGCCTTTGTTTATGGTTTTAAAGTTTAGGCAAACTGTTTGCCAAATTCGATAAACTCGTCTTTTTTGGCTTTGGCTTTGCCGGAGTCGATGGCTTCTTGCGCGGCTTTGACACCGTCCGCCAGCGATGCGACCACATTTCCTGCGTAGAGCGCGGCGGCTGCATTGAGGACGACGATGTCGCGTGCGGAACCGGCTTTGCCATCCAGCACTTCGTTCATTTTTTGCAGGGATTCTTGCGCGTTTTCGACTTTGATTTCGTCCAAATTGCGGCGGATTTCCATGCCGAAATCGGCCGGGCTGATGTCGTATTCGGTAATTTTTCCGTCTTTCAGTTCGGCAACGCGGGTTTTGCCGGTCAGCGTGATTTCATCCAAACCGCCTTCGCCGCACACGACCAAAACATGTTTGGAACCAAGCTGTTGCAATACGCGGGAAAGAATGCCGCACAAGTCGATGTGGAACACGCCCAACAGTTGGTTTGCCGCGCCGGCAGGATTGGTCAGCGGGCCTAAGATATTGAAGATGCTGCGGAAGCCGAGCGAACGGCGGACAGGGGCAACATAGCGCATGGCGCTGTGATGGTTGGGCGCGAACATAAAGCCGATGCCGGTTTGCTGAATGCTTTGGGCAACCTGTTCGGGGTTGAGGTTGAGGTTGGCGCCCATTTGTTCCATGACATCGGCAGCGCCGCTGGATGAAGAAACGGAGCGGCCGCCGTGTTTGGCGACTTTCGCGCCTGCCGCAGCCGCGACAAACATGGAAGTTGTGGAAATATTGAAGGTTTTGGCACCGTCGCCGCCTGTGCCGACAATATCGACCAAGTCATCGGCGTTTTCTAGCGGCACTTTGGTGGCAAATTCGCGCATCACGCTGGCTGCAGCGGTAATCTCGGAAACGGTTTCAACTTTAATCCGCAGGCCGGTCAGAATGGCGGCGATTTGCTCGGGCGGAACTTGGCCGCTCATGATTTGGCGCATGATGTCGGTCATTTCATCGTAGAAAAGTTCGTTGTTGCTGATGAGGCGTTCAATCGCTTGTTGAGGGGTAATCATGATTTTTCCTTTGTTCGTGTCCGATGTGATTCAGGCTGTCTGAAAATGCGGTTTGAACACTGTCAAACACCTTTCAGACGGCCTTTCATTAAGATTTTTGCGGACGATAGTCTTTGAATTCTTCCAAGAAGTTTTTCAGCATATCGTGGCCGTGTTCGGTCAGCAGGGCTTCGGGGTGGAACTGTACGCCTTCGACGGCATATTCTTTGTGGCGTACGCCCATGATTTCACCATCTTCCGTCCATGCGGTAATTTCGAGGCAGTCGGGCAGGGTGGCGCGGTCGATGGCAAGGCTGTGGTAGCGCGTGCAGTTGACCGGATTGGGCAGGTTTTTAAACATGCCTGTACCGTGATGGAAAACGGGGGAGACTTTGCCGTGCATCATCGTTTGCGCGCGTACGACATTGCCGCCGAACGCTTCGCCCATGGTTTGATGGCCGAGACACACGCCCATGACGGGCAGCCTGCCGGCAAAGTGCTGCATGGCCGCAACAGAAATGCCTGCTTCTTTCGGGGAGCAAGGGCCAGGGCCGATGACCAGATATTGCGGTTTCAGGGCTTCGATTTCTTCGATGGTGATTTCATCGTTGCAACGTACCAAAACTTCCTGCCCCAATTCGGCAAAGTATTGGACGATGTTGTAGGTGAAGCTGTCGTAGTTATCAATGAATAAAAGCATTTTGAATCTAACTTACTGTAAATTAAAGAATCTTTGTTATTGCCGCCTGAATCATACCCGATTTAATACCCGCTTTTGATTTTCTGTTACGAAATTGGGCGCGTTTTAATCCAGTTTTCAACTTCATCGGAACGCCAACGTGAGGCCGTCCCAATCTTGTACGGGCGCGGAAATTCGTCAGCCTTAATCATTGCATATATCTTGGTTTTGCCGCAACCTGTTTTCTCCATCACTTCTTTAATTTTGAGAAATTTCATTTTCCCCCTGCCTTTCTCTTAAAGAGACGCTTAAATAAAGAAGCCCCACACGGCATGGTCAGCCTTGCTACAATTTCGCCCTCATAAACTGCAGCAGCTTGCGCTCTAATTTTCCGCTTTGCTTCTTCGGCGGTATCAGCAAACACAGATGCCGCCCATTCTTTGCCGCCGAACTTATACTTAAAGATAAATTCTTTCATTTTCCCCCTACCTTTAAAAACTTCGTCAAATCAGGCTTAAAGTAGCCTTCCGCTTTGGCGATTTTGCCGTTTTCGTCAAATACCGGCGCGCCATCCTTGAACTTGCTCCAGTTGGACTTATTCACTTCGTCCAACGCGCCGACCATATCAAAGCCCATCATGTAACCTACGCCGATTGCGGTTACAATTTGGTCGCAAAGGGAATCAAGAAGCTCAATTTGCCAGTTTTCAGGCAATTCCATAACTTTGCCGTCAATATCTTTATCAATAGCGTCAGAAGAATAAAATTCTTGAGAAACGTCATCCACCTGTTCTCTAATGCAGGATAATGCCTGCATCATTTCTGAAACTTCCTCGAAATGACAGCCTATTTGAGTAGCTTTATCTTTTTCTGTCGGTTCTGGCTTAGCCGCCTTAAACCATTCGATGATTTCTTTAATATCCATTTTCAATAGCCCTAAATAAATGTAAACCAAAAGTGGGGTTTCGTCAGTGAGAGATCGGCAGAAATTTTGAAAATATATTCAGTCATTTTTAATCCCTGCCGTTAACGTATTCTTTAATAATTCTTGTGGCTTCGATTAATTTTTCTTCGCCAAGTTTTAATTCATAAATTAATGATTCAAAATTGCTAATTGCATCGCTTACCATACTTTGTATTTCTTTTATGTAGAACGGATAGTCATCAGCTTCTTTTAAAGCGTCATCACATAATTCATCAATATTTTTTAATGATTCCTTTACGTCTTTTAAATAACTCATTTTTACTCCTTAATTTAGAACGGTATGTCGTTGTCGATGTCTCCACTTGGCGCGGCGGGTGTTGCCGGTGCTTGTCGGCGCGGGTGTTTAGGCGGTGTGTGTTGGTCGGATTGCTGTCCGCTGTCATTACGACCGCCCAGCATCTTCATTTCGTTTGCGATGATGTCGTAAGCCGTGCGCTCCACGCCGTTCTTGTCGGTGTACTTACGGCTTTGGATTTTGCCCTCTAAATACACTTGGCTGCCTTTTGTCAGGTATTGCCCGGCAATCTCTGCCAGTTTGCGGTACATGGTTACGTTATGCCATTCTGTCGCCTCTTGGCGTTGTCCGTTTTTGTCTGTGTACTTTTCGCTAGTGGCTACGGAAAAGTTACAGACAGCTTCGCCATTCGCCATGAAGCGCGTTTCAGGATCACGGCCAAGACGACCGATGAGGATTACTTTGTTCAGCATTCTTATTCCTTTCTTTAAAATTGAAATGTCATTCTGTTGTACGCTTTGCGCGTTGCGATAACGTCTTTCTTGCAATACTCTGCAACTTCTTCGATTCGCCCGGCTTGCACATAATCCCAAACTTGCGAGCCGTCTATGCCGTCTTTAGGGCTTGGGATACCTAATATTTCGCATAACTCTGCCAGCTTGATACGGTTTCCACGTCCAGCCCAAATCTGCATGGTGTCTGCGAAATTCTCGCTGTATTGCGAGTAATGCAAGTTGATAGCAGGCTTGATACGATTAACGATAAATCGGTGGAGCAGGAAGCGAATGTCAAACTCAACGTTATGCCCAATAAATCGGATATTCTGGCGCGGAACATCGGTTTTAATTCGGTTAATGAATTGGTTAAACTTGACTAAAATTTCCGCTTCGTTCTCGCCTGTAATGGCTTCAGGTTCGCCATCATCTACAGCCAAGCCGATAACGCAAACTTCGCCGTAACCGCCATTTAACGCTGTTCTGCGGTACTTATCCTCTGCCACTTCATGGGACTTGGAAGAAGCCATAACAGCCTCCCAACGCCCAATCATTGAAGCCTTAGACGTAAACTTGATTTCGTCTTTATCTGTGATTCCCAAATCAGCGGCGGCTTTTTCTTTCGTCAAGTCGCTAGGCGCTTTGAAATTCAGGGCAACATCGTGAAGAATTGCATCAAATGCGCCCTGTTTCTGATTCGGGATAGTCTCAATGTCAATAAAAACATTCAACATATCAAACCCTTATTCTTCCTTGAAATCCGCTTTACGGTTCTCGTAAATATCCTTAGCTTTGGCTCGCTGTTTGCCGTCTGTGTGCTTCCAAGCGTCTGCGAAGATTTGTTTCAATTCCTCTTCTGTCTGCGCTTCGGCTACTGCTTTTTCATACGCGGCAAGGTCAAACGGCGGATTCTTTTCAGCTTCCGGCAAATCTTCGCCTGCGTAGATGTACAAGCCAAGCCCAAACATTCCCAAACATTTCACAAGACAGCGCATCTTGTTTTTGTTGATGTCAAAACTGTTTGGGTTTTGAATGGCCTTGTTGCGATGGTCGATGACTGGAAGCCACATGTAACGGCTAATGGCTTGGTCGTCTTTTTTTACTGTTACCGTTACGCCTACCTCTGCCGTGCCGTCTGAAAAGAACTTTTCAGGGTGCATTTCAAAACTGCTTTCGGGGTAGTGCTCCATCAGCGTTTGCCATGCCCATGCCCATGAGAGATAGCTCAGTCCGTTCTTTTTCTCTACCTTGTCATTCACATTGACTGCTGACAGGGTTTTCCATACTTCTTGAGGGAAACTCATTTTCTTTATTCCTTTCGTTTTCTTCTTGTTGCTCAAGCTCTTGCATTACCTGGCAATAAAACATCAATTCCTGACACATATTCAGCTTTCCAGCAACTTGTTGAAATACTTTTCAGCCGCTTCTTTCGTCTTAAAAGTCTTTTTATTGACTTTCTTGCGTCCTGCGTTCTTTTTGAGAATTAGCGCGTGAGTGTTTCGGGCGAATGTCTCAACGTCTTGCCAAACGTGCCAAACACCGTTTTCGTTCCTCATTCGTGCGCCACAATGTTTGCTGATATGGCTATGACCTTTAGGCTTGGCTACATAACAGGATGTCAGAATGTGTTGCATGGCTTAATCTCCGCGTCTCCCATGACCTTTACTTCGTCCGGCATGGTTTCGTATGTTTGTTCAATTTGAGCCTCTTGGCTGATGGTTTCAGGCTCTACTGGCTTCTCAGCTTTGCCGGAAAAGCTACAAGCCGCGATAGTGATGGCTGATACGGCTAAAACTGTTCTGATTGCGTATTTCATACTGTCCTCCTAGTCGTTCCAAGTTCTGAGGTTGTACTCATATTCCGCCTGAGCTTCGGCAATTTCTTGCTTGCATTGCTTGATGGCCTCTCGTTCAAGGGCTTCGTTCACGCCCCCTAAGATATTTCCGCTCAAGATTTCCAGTAAGTCGGCCGCTGACCACTCTCTCAGGTAGTCATCGACAATCTGCTCAACTCGTTCGTCGTCATAGTCCATGTCGTCATCAAGCATTGCGTCATACTGGCTTTGTAATGCGCCTAAAGTAATCATTTGGTTTTCCTTTTGTTGCAGTTTGCTTATTTAAACAGCCGATTCCAGCCGCTTAAATAAGCCCCCTGTTACAGGGGCTTTGTTACATTTAGCCGTAGCCGTAGCCGTAGCC